TCTTGTATTTGGTCTAGCGTATTTCGTATCTTTCGATAGAGAGGGATTCGATCCTGCAAAACGCAGAGAACTGCTAGACACATATATCGGCCTATTAGATAATGCTACTCTCGAAGATAGAGAGCGCGTTTCGGTTAAAGTGACTCCGTACAATTATAGGAGTAGGTAAACATGGTTTTCGCAATTGGGAAGCACGCCCTATCCCTGTGTCAGAGATGCGGCTTTCAGTTTAAATACCTCAGCATGAAGACTGAGCGCGGCACCATGCTCCGCGTATGCCAGGAGTGCGACGATGGGGCATATAATCGGGTTGATCATCCGCAGAATCATCCGCCGAAGAAGATCTCTGATGCGATAGGATTAGAGCGGCCAGTACCTACCCCGACAATGATCGTAGATGAATTTGAATTCGCAGAAGATGCCGGAGACGGGGAAATTATCGATTATGTATCGATATACCTTCCTTCTCCATAGATGCTTCGCAAGGTAAAAGGGAAATAATATATTATGACACAACAGACCCGCGTAGATTTTACTTCCGGCGTAACTTCTACCTTAACTGATGGCGGAAACAACACCGCTGCCGAAGTAAGAAGCTTAATGACAAATGGCATTGATTCCAGTTTTGTAATTCTTACCGATGATTCTGATGATATCACTGAGGGGGCTACAAACCTCTTCTTAACTACTGCAGAACGTACGATCCTCGGAAACACCTCTGGGACTAACACTGGGGATCAGACGAGTGTAACGGGTAACGCCGGCACGGTAACTGTAGTAGATGCGGCAGAGGATGCTACTACTTGGGTTCTGTTAGGAACTGCGCAAACGGGCAGCCTATCTCCGGCTACTGACGCCGGCATCACTTACAACGGGACTACAAACGCTCTCACAGCCTCTACTTTTATCGGGGCTTTGACAGGGAACGTCACTGGCAACGTAACAGGAGATGTGACTGGAAACGTATCCGGAACTTCTGGATCAACGACAGGAAATGCCGCTACGGCTACCGCCTTACAGACAGCTAGGGATATAAACGGCGTATCCTTTAACGGGACCGCTAATATCACAATTACAGCAGAGCCGTCCGATGGGGATAAAGGGGATATTACAGTGTCAGCTTCAGGGGCTACCTGGAACATTGACGCAGGGGCAGTTTCTACTACCGAGCTTGGAGGGGATATTACGACTGCAGGTAAAGCGCTTCTAGATGATGCTGATGCCTCTGCGCAAAGAACAACCCTGGGCTTAGGAACAGCGGCGACGACAGCGGCGACGGACTACGCCACGGCAGCGCAGGGGGCTTCGGCTGATACGGCGTTGCAATTGGCAGATACGGCATTGCAAGGCGACAAGGCGACACAGGCTGAAACTGAGGCCGGAACCGCAGATAAATTTCCAGATGCCGCAAGCCTGAAATATCACCCCGGCGTTGCGAAGGCGTGGGCGGTTTTTGGCATGACAGCGGTTTTGACCGCAAGCAGTAACGTAACCTCTGTGACAGATAATGGCTTAGGTGATTTCACGGTCAACTGGTCTATTACATTTTCCAGCGCGAATTACCCTGTGATTAGTGCGTATCAAAACGCAGGGTCGGCACTCCAGTTTGACGCTCAGCTTAAAGATGTTACGGCAACATCAGCAAGATTACTTTCGGTACAATCCGGCACAACAACAGTAAATGAAGTCGCCGGCACTAAAATTCACGTTGCCGCTTTGGGAGACTTACAATGATTTACGCAATAGAGAGAAGCGGTGGTTCAGTTTCAATTATGCGGATTCTGCTCAATTCCAGTATCGAGGAAGAGTTGGCAAAGTGGCCGGAAGAAGATCGTGCCAGCGTTGTTTCCTATAAAGAAATTGATGAAAGTGAAATACCTACAGACAGACATTTCCGCGAAGCGTGGGATTATGATCTGAAAATCAACATGGGCAAGGCCCGTGACATCCATATGGACCGGATCAGGGCGGCGCGTGATGAGAAACTAAAAGCCCTCGATATCGAAACCATGAAGGGCCGTGACGTTCAGGCTGAAAAGCAAGCCCTGCGCGATATTCCCCAAACCCTCGACCTATCCACAGCAACCACGCCGGAGGAACTTAAAGCCCTCTGGCCCCAAGAATTGGAGAAATAAATGGCAGCGCGGGGATTGTTAGGGTATTCTAACCAAGCCTCTATGAGTATAATCGCAGGATCAAAAGCCCTTTCTGCTGCCTTAGATCGGGTCCGAATTACCACGGCGAATGGCACCGATACTTTCGATGCTGGTTTAATCAACATCGCATACGAATAGGAGAGAATATGATCGAAGTCCTCACCATCCTCGTCTGCGCAGCCCTATACGCCATTAAAGGCGGCAGTGGAGCTTCCGTATTTAAGAACTGGAACGAGCAGAGAAATAAAAAGAAAGTCTTAGATATAGTTCTAGACGGGAAAATCCTGTCTACTATTCTCGCCTTTGCCTTTACTGCGGCAGTAACTAAAGATCTCTCGCTGTCGTTAGCAATTGCTGCTGCTTGGCTGGCCTCATGCGCGCCCTCTATGGGAGAAGAGCACGGGGCTGTAGGTGACTTCAAAGGCCCGTGGGGTCCGTATATGCTCTATACAAAACCCGATGGGAAACTTCAATTCGGGCAGAGTTACGGCGTTAAGAAAGCTCTTCAGCGCGGCATTCTGTTCGGCGCGGCCTTTACTTTAGTTACAGGATATCTACCCTTCATTTTGGCCTCCCTTCTATTCGTCCCGGCGATATATGTGGGTCAATGCCTAAACAGATTGATATTGAAGGTTCCTGGTTGGACTTTGGCAGAGCCGCTTATTGGCGGGTTAGTAGTAGGATTACCTCTCGGGATGTATCTAGCACAGGTAGTATAGAATGGCGGTTTTAGATAGCTCAGGGAGTTGGACTCATCAGATACCTGAAGGAGTAGTAACTTCAGCTGCTGACTGGTTGGCTATAGATTGGCTTGATGAGGATTGGGACACAGAAGGTTTCCCAAAATTCCGGTATAAAGTGGTAGAAGAGGCTGAATTTGACTATACTATTTTGGGCGTAAGCGTAGTTTCGGCTTCAGGAACGGGCAGCTTTTCTATCTCGTCTGGCGGAGCGATAATACAAGAAGATATGGCATTCTCTACCACCGTCACTAATCATACCATTTCTGGTATAATAGGGGTGGGCGCTGATTTAACTATGGATGTTCTGATGCCGGATGGGTATTTTCAATCATTTAAGGCAGATTTTGCGCTAAAAAGAGTGAAGGTATAAATATATGCTTGCAATAACTAGCTACACGACATTGTTAGCCGCGGTAGAAAGCCTTGCAGAAGACGTAGGAGATGAACTCTCAGACTATCTTCCGGTGGCTGTTGACAACGCAGAGAATAGATTAGCCAGAGAACTAGATTTTTTGGGGACGGATTACATATCTTCGAATTTGCTTCTTTTAGCCGGTGCTAGTACACTTACTAAACCCTCCGGGCATAAAGTTACTTATTTCTTAAAGACGATTTCTTCTGCCGGAGTTCACACCGTTCTGGACCGAAAACAAGAGGACTACCTCATAGAGTATTATGCTGGGTCCACAACGACTGGAACTCCTAAATACTATTCTGATAAAGATGAAACTACATTTGCTATCGTACCGCCCCCGTCTGCTAATACTACTGTCGTAGTACACGGAGTCAAGCGGCCAACGGCTCTATCTACTAGTAACGAGACTAATGCATATACGCGGCAGTGCCCGGATGTTCTTCTGTACGCCACTATGTTAGAAGTGGCCCTATGGCAGCGGAACGATACTATGCAAGCTAAGTATGAGCCTCTGTACAATAACCTAAGAGACGGCGTGAACAACGAAGGCCGCAGACAGCGCAGAGACAACGGCTCGCCTGTCGGTAACCCGGAAGCCGGAAGAAATACACTACTTAACGGACAATAAGGAATTTAAACTATGCCATCAAGTTATACCACTAGGAACCGTCTTACTCTACAGGAGATCGGAGCTAACGAATCTACTTGGGGAGACATTCTTAACGACGTTATTGAACTGACAGATGATGCTCTAGATGGTATCCTTGAATTGGATATTACCTTAGGGAATGATACTCTAACGGCGGTAGAAGGCGGAACCGACGAATCAAGAAAGCGGATGCTTCTCGTAACTAATGCGCATACGGCAAATAGGCAGATCATTCTTCCTGACGTAGAGAAGATTTACTATGTGCGTACGATTCATAGTAACGGCGCAACTACGACAATTCGCAATATCTCAGATTTGACGGGGATCACCGTTACTGCGACCGGAACGACAGACACCGTTGTCATATGCGATGGAACAGAGACTACTACGTTTAATGCTCTACCCACTCTTGGCGAGCTTGCTTATGAGGATTTCTCTGATGTCCTGGGGCGAGTATTCCCTGTAGGGTCGTTGTATGTAAATGCCGTAAATGCTACCAATCCAAGCGACGCTTCTCTGCTGGGGTTCGGAACCTGGGCAGCTTTTGGGCAAGGCCGAGTGCTAATTGGTGTAGGTACTGGTACAGACGCCAATGCTGTTCAAGAAACCTTTGCACTAGACGCAACGGGCGGTGAGTATGAGCACACACTTCTTACTGCTGAAATGCCTTTACACAAACACTTCGCGGTGGCGTCTGTTTATGAGAATGGCGGATCATTAGTAACTGCTTCGACGCACTTAACAGGTGAGTCTAACCCTTCTGGTAACGCGTACGCTTACCGTTTTTGCGGAACCGCTACTGTACCTACAAAAGCATTGACAAGCCCATCAGGTGGTGACGATCCCCACAATAACATTCAACCGTATATCGTCGTTCACATGTGGGTTCGCATTTCCTAAGGAGTTAGTCTATCGTGTCTAGCGACGGCCAATACGTTACTCTGGAGTTAGCTCCTACAGTAAACAAGGATGACACGCAGTATAAAGCGGAGGGTCAGTGGGTAGACTCTAACCTTATCACGTTCTCCTCTACTGGGCGTATCTCTAGATTCTTGGGATGGGCTCTACGCTCGGCACAGGAGCAGATCATTGGTGTAGCCAGAGCTATCCATATCTGGAAAGAATTAGAGGGAAGACCACATTACATCACTGGGTCTAACGAGAAACTGCAGATTGAACAGCTAGGAACCACCTTTGACATTACCCCGGTAGAGTCTACTGTGGCCCTAACAGATGCGATCTCAACTACCGATGCAACCTCTCTAGTGTCTATAGCAGATGTCAGCCACGGAAGAAACGTCGGGGATTGGGTCCTATTTGATTCCGTTGCAGGAGATCCTGTAGGCGGTATTACCTTCGCTGGCATCCAAGGGTACGTCGTAACGATTACAGATGCGGATAACTACATAGTAGAAGTTGACGCAGTAGCTACTTCTACAGTAGCGGCTTCGGGCGGAGCCATTTCCCTTAGCTATCTATATCCTTCCGGCAGACAATCTACTGGTGCCGCCTACGGTTTCGGTGCGGGCACTTACGGTACTCCTGGTGAAACGGCTACGGACGGGTGGGGTGATCCTAGAGGCGGTACAGGCGCTTCAGTACAGCTTCGGCAATGGTCCGTTGATAACTGGGGTGAGGACGCTCTCGCTCTTCCTAGAGGCGGCCCACTGTATACTTGGGATGCAACCAATACGGTTAATACTAGAGCGCAGATTGTGGCTACTGCTCCAGCAGAATCTAACGTAATGTTCGTCCATCCTAATAGGCATTGTGTCCTTTTAGGTACTATTCCTGTAGGCGGAGCAGATTTAGATCCCCTAGAAATTAGATGGAGTGACCGAGACGACTATACTGACTTTGTGGTTACTGCTAACAACCGTGCTGGAACGTACAGGCTCCAAGGTTCAGGGAACGAGATCGTAGGATACGCGCACTCGCGCAGAGAGACCATCATCTTCACTGATGACTCTGTGTGGGCTATGACCCCAGCTAACAGCGAACTTGTATTCGGTTTTAATCAGATTGCTACTAACGCGGGCCTTATCGCGCAGCAAGCCGCTATCGACGTAGATGGTATCGTGTACTGGATGAGCTTCAGAAACTTCTATCGCTATGACGGCGTAGCTATCGCTATGTCTACGGACATTGAAGATTTCGTGTTTGATGATATGAATTTCCAGCAGAGAGGCAAGATCTTTTGCGGTGTTAATAAGGTATCTGAAGAGCTTATCTGGCTATACCAATCTAAAACTTCTGCTACAGGAGACGTTGATAAATATGTTAAACATAACTGGTCCACGGGTTCGTGGGATGTAGGACATCTAGATAGAACTGTATGGGCCGATTCGGGAATATTTACAAATCCTATAGCTATATCCTCTGATGGAGACGCGTACGACCAAAATACCGGGTACACTTATCCTGGAGTAGGAAACATGTCTTCATACATAGAATCCTCGTATTTTGATATTCAAGATGGAACGGACGTTCTTTTTATCGATCAACTTTTACCTGATTTGGATTTAGGTGGGCCCATAAACTTTTATATAACTACTAGAAAATGGCCTAACGGTGACGAAGCAGTGAAGGGTCCTTACGTCTTAACTCCAACGTCAACTTCAATACCGCTTCGTTCAAGAGGGAGACAAGCTAAAGTTAAATTTGAAGTGTCTGACGATAACGTTAGCTGGTCCTTGGGTAAGCCTCTGTACCGGATTAAGAAGGACGGGCAGAGATAATGGCTGTTCGCTTACCTGAATTGAGAAATCTGAATGAAGAAGGTCTACCAAAACCGTTTGATAGTCTGTTCAAAACTTTAAAAGGATTTGTTCGGGAGTTAGGGCTCACTCTTGAGCAGGAGTTCGATAGGGTAGAGGGTGCGCTGGATACCTCTACTAATCTCACTACTGAGGGCTTCGTTACAGTAACGGCGGACTATGTGGCAGGACAGCGATCAGTTATTCTAGTAGACACTTCGGCTGGGAACGTCGAAGTTACGCTGCCAGATCCAACGGAAGTAGTTAGATCAGAATACGTAATCAAGAAGATAACCTCCGGCACAGAAACTCTTAGCGTAGTCGCGGATGGCGGCGCGAATATTGACGGAGCCTCCTCGTATTCTACTGCAGCCACAACCTTTCCTACTGTCCGGGTATTCTCGGATGGTACGCAGTATTGGAGTATCTAGCCGTGAAATGGTATAATAGAAGTTTATAGGAGTATAAGTCGTGGTTGATCCAGAAATGTTACAAACTCTGTTCGGAGCTGATATGGCCCAGGCAGATGCTATGGCTACGTCCAAAGGGGACGTTTCGGCTACTAACGCCGCTTTAGAGGGTCCTGGGGGTCCATTCGACGATATGATTCCTGCTGAGATAGCCAGTTCAGATGGCAGTAAAACTCCTGCTGCTCTGTCTCCCGGAGAGTTCGTCCTGAGTCAACCTATCGTATCTTTCTTGGGAGATGGCGACATCGACTTCGGAGCTAACCTATTGGGTATTATGCAGAATAATGAAAACGCTCTGTCGGAAGTTAAGTCAGTCCTTCAGAAATACTTGAAATAGTGTTATAATAGACTACAAGGGGATTCACTTATCTCCGGAGCGCTTTCTGCGAAGGCAGAAAAGCTAACCCCCTCGTCTAGCTGGACGTTAACAAAGTTTTATGCAGCATAAGACACATATAAGAGAGCGGTACACTATGGGATTTTTCTCCAGCAAACCAAAAAAATCTAAAACTACTACCGTCAAGACGCTTCCCTCTTGGTTGCAATCTGCGTATAAAGATCTTTTAGCCCAAGGGCAGGATGCAGCCTCCTTAGGCATTACCCCAGATGAATTAGAGGCCCTCGGCTTCATTCAGAACAATGTTGGTGGGTATCAACAGTACCTAGATCAAGCCGCTTCAGGCACGTCGCAGTTGATGCAGAATATCGCTGGCGGCCCTTCCACAGAAGATATCGAAGCCGGGATGAATCCTTTTCTGGATCTCGTCCTCAACAAGCAGCGCAGAGAAGCAGAGAAATCCTATTACTCTGGTCTGGGTCAGCTTCAGGATCAAGAGCAAGCCGCAGGAGCCTTTGGCGGTTCTAGGGGCGCTGTCGCAGAGATGGCTCTTAAAGATGCTTACGACGACAATCTAGCGAGTATGAACGAATCCGCTACATTCAACGCATTCGAAAACGCTCGTAATCAATACAACCTTAATAACCAGACAATGCTGCAAGGGAATCAATCTCTTGCCAATCTCGGGCTTCAGGGTCAAACCGGAACTCTAGCCACTGGACAAGCTATGCTCGGGGCCGGAGGGTACGGGCGCGGTATCGATCAAGGCAATCTCTCCTTCCTTAACAGTATCGTATCTCCTGCTGCTCAAACTATGGTTGGCCAAGAGTCCACCACAGTAGAGAAAGCTGCGAAAGGATCAATGTTTAGTAAGATCCTTGGCGCAGCTACTTCAATCGCGGGGCTGGCCTCCGGAAATCCTATGGCCATGATTGGTGGGGGGTCTAATTTAATGAGCATGTTTGGGGGCGGAGGAGGTAGCTCTTCCCCCATGGCTTCTGGTATGGTGGGCGGACAATCCTTTTCTCCATTACAGGGGGGCGGCGGGATCACTTGGAACCCAGTTTCTAGAGCTCATGGCGGCGTTATTCCCGGGTATGCAAATGGTGGCCTAGTAGATATGCCGGACTATATCCGTAACGCTCCTGATCTTACGTGGGAAGAAAAACTTCGCGCTTTCGAAATGGAGCAACAGGCCGCTTCTCGCGCTGAAGCTAACGTACCGGCCCCAGCTAAAAAACCCCTCCTCTCAGAAAACGATCCGAGCTTCTCTAACCTTCTGAATGATATCCTCAGTAAGGCTGTAGAGCCTAGAGAAACTTCCATATCCGCAGTACTCGCGGCCCCTCCGAGGAAGCCGGCAGCTCCAACTTCGGAAGCAGAACCCTCGGTATTAAATACTACCAAACTTAAGCATGCCGGATCTGTATCGCCCGACAAGATGGCTTGGATCCAAGCTAGAAATCCTGGGCTTAACGACGTCATGCAAGCTATGCAAGGTATGTCTCCAGAAGAACTGAACGAGATCTTTAAATTAGATCGTGAGTCGAGCAAGTCCCTTCTTGGCTTCGCAAGGGGGGACCTAGTTCCGGACCCGTCTAGCATGTCTGCCGACGATGAAGAGGCCTATTGGGGCAATAAACTATTTACGCAAGAACTAAGAGATAAATACCGACCTAAGCCGGTAGTTGCCAAGCCAGAAGAAGCTAGCAACCCCTTCTTTACTAAAGCGGATGCGATTAAAGCCGCGAAAAAGCCTTTGGATTTTGTAGATAGATATCTTCAATACCACACTGACGTCCTAAAAGAACCCCGTCCGGATATGACTGGTCTCACTAATCTCGAAGCTTTTATGGAGGATGCCGGGAATACCGGGAGAAAAGTCCTGTCTGGCGTAAACATTGCCGCTATGGCCCCCATTGTAGGGGCTATACAGGCGGGGAAATGGGCCGGATCCCCCGCAGTACCAGAACAAATAGCCGAAGATGTAACTTTAGATGAGCTGCCAGTACGTGAAGTTGGGGAAGTTATTACTCCTAAAGGTACTAGCATCCCTGTAGAAAAGGTTGCTACTTCTAGAGCAGAGGCTAAGGCGGCCCCAGCGTCTTTCCGACAAGTAGAGAAGGCCGTAGTAGCCCAAGAGAAACTGCCAGAAGAAGAGAGAGGCATGAATATCCCTCTCGTTATGGCGGGGATCGCACTTATGACCTCGACAGGAGATCCGTTCACCTCTATCGGGGAAGGCCTTGCTGCATATCTCGGCGGCAAGGAAATGATTAAGAAATCGAAAGCTGAAGAAGCTAAAGCTGCTCGTGAGGCGGCTCTGGCAGAAAGAGCTATGGGCGTTGAAGAAGGCAAGCTCGATGTAATGAGAGAAAACCTTGTTCTAGACGCGCGGAAGATTGCTGTAGAGGCGCGGGCCGCCGGAAACAAAGGGCTAACTCCTGATCAAGCCGCAGATAATATTGCCAATATATTCAAAGCTCGAATGGACGCCATAACCGGATCACTAAGGGGGGACGAACAATTAGACATGAATGTCCTTATGGATGAACAGATGAAATTCTCTGTTATGGATGCGCAAAGAAATGCTACTGGACAAGTCCTTGCTGGTGATGTAAAATTAACTCCTCTGCAACAACTTATGCAGCAAGTTAACCAAGGCCCGCAAAAACGACCCGTACAGTAGATAGTAATGACAAGCGACATTATCAATTATTTCTTAGCTGAAGAACCTACGTACAAGGATACTTCTCCAGATTACGTAGCTAAGGACCTGTACGATAAGTTAGGCGCTCCTAAAGGTTTCTCAGAAGAAGAGTTCTATTCCGACATTTTAGGCTATGAGGCTCCCGGCCTTACCGATGAATTCGCTAAGGGCTTCAAACGCTCTATGGATGAAATTGGCATTCTCGCTACTAAGGGCGGTGCCGCTGCAGGACTGTCTGGCGTAAGCAAGGTCCTAGATTCCGCAGGGATAGATAACGAACTTGACGAAAAGGCCTACTCTTTCGCTGCTAAGGCCGGGGAAGAACTAGACCAACTAGAAAAGAAATACCCGCGTGCTGTAGGGCACAGATCCGAGGTAGATTCCCTGGAATCAGCCCTTCAATACGGAGGGGGTCTAGCGGGCTCAGGATTGGGCTCCAGTGCCGACATTTTAGCTACAGCCCTCTTTACCGGGGGTACTTCTGCAGTGGCCTCAGGGGTCGTTAAAACGCTTGGAAAGAGTGCTCTGAAGAACATGGCTCGAAAGGCCGGAAAAGAGCTCACTGAAGACCAGCTAGAGAAGCAGCTTTTGACTGGGGCTATGGGTAAGGCTTTCGCCAAAGGAGCTGGTGCTGGGGCGTACATTGGAAGCGCTGCAGCCGAGACGGGAAGCTCTTATATCGACATGCTCAGGGAGGGTAATGACGCCCCAGGAGTAGCTATCGCTGCTGGCGCGCTTAAAGGTGCCCTAGAGGTTATCCCTGAATTTGGGGTAGTATCTAGACTGTTCAAATCTGCCCCGGCTAAAGAAGCCCTTAAAGAAGCTACAGCTAAAGAGATTTTCAGGAAGTTCGGGGTTAACGTCGCTAAGGAGACTTCTAAGGTTTCCGGACAAGAGGCTATGACTGAGGCTGCGCAGCAAGCTATCGACATTGCAGCTAAAGACTTCGTAGCTGAAAGAGCTATTGATCTATTCTCCCCTCAATCCGTAGATCAGATGATCGAAGCCGGTATCGCTGGCGCGGTAGGCGGTGCGCCCTTAGGCCTTATCGCTGGCGCTGCCCAGACGGTGAAGCCTTCTGCTGTTGAAGCCCCAGCAATTAACTTCCAAGAGAAGGATATCGTCGCATCAGAGACTCCTATAGCCGAAGCCCTTAATCCCTCCTCCCCCAATTATAACGCTTCTGTAGCTTCCGACTTCTCTAGCACTCCTACAGATCTGGCACCCGTAGATCTTAAGCCTACGATTGATTCTCATGTAACCAATATCGTCGAAGGTTCTAATAAGGCTATCGAAACTATTTCTGCCCTTACGGATGCTATCCGCGGGAAAGATAAGCCAGTCACGTCTAAGTTCAACCGCGAGCCTCAACTAGGCTTCCTTGAAGGTATCAACGCTGAAGACATAAAAGAGTTACCGGAAGGCCTAGACATAACCGCGGTAGCTGCCCCTAAAGTTGCGGAAGTCGGTATCAAAGATATCACTAAAGCTCTGAACGCTAAAACTCTGACCTATGAGGAAGCGGTTCCGCAAGCTAAGGCTCTGGGATATAATCTGGTCAAGCAGAATAAAGTCGCCGCTAAGGATACTAAGAACAATATCGGAAGAGAACCGAATTGGTCGCACAGGAAGATACCGGCGTCTAAGATCAAGACACAAGTAGTTACTCCGTCTGGCGAAGTAAAGACCCTGTACCGCGGAGTTCGTAAGGGGCGCGACGCTAGAGACGCCTCTAATACTGTAGGTAATGCGCTGTTCTATACCGACGACAAGCCTATCGCTGAAGGCTTTGCTTCCTATAGGGGCAAGGTAGACGGGGAAGTTGTTGAAGATCAAATGCAACTCACCAACACCCTGACCGCTAATAGCTGGTTAGAGGCTAAGAAGGCTGTAGGGTTAGCATTCCAGAATTCTATGCCGGAGCTTATTGAGGCCGCCCGTAGCCAAGGTTACGACAGCATTACTTTCCCGTCTAAGACTAAAGGTAATGAATACATCATTATCCCTGAGAACATCAAGAAACAGAGTACCGGCGTAGAGTACAGCCGCAGAGATAATCCTGATCCTGCAATGTACGACGATGCGTTTGAATCTCTGCGCATGATGAATCTCAAGACTCCAGAGAAGATCCGTACTCAGCTTAAGAACCTTGAGGGAATGATTAGGGATATCGTAGGCCCTAATGCAGACGTACGGTTCTACGAATCTATGAATATGTTTGAGGCAGATGTCTCTACGCCACTACGCGGAGCGCAATGGAGTAACGTCGTTGCTGTAGCTATCGGAGCTAATGAGACATACGGAACTTCTTCCAGAGAAACTGCTCTGCACGAGGCCTTCCACTTTATCTATAACAATGTTCTCTCTCAGGCAGATAAGAACCGCATAGCAAATTCTAAAGAAGCCTTGGCGGCCTATATCGCTAAAGAGGCTGATGTAGTTCCGCACGATATTAAGATGTTCGACGCCGAAGAAATTGGGGCAACTGCATTCGGCATCTGGGCAGATAAGAAAGCCTCAGCTAAAGATCTCTCTACTGCTGGTCGCGTCTTCCAGAAGATCCAGAACATTCTCAAGGCTATTCGCAATGTATTCAGGAAACAAGGCATTTCATCTATCGAGGGCCTGTTCGAAGATATCGCTCAAGGGAAGTTCGTCAAGGATACCTTCAATGAGATTCTAGAGAACGAACGTCTTATCCGTACGCAGAAAGCGGTTAAAGCTGCACACCGTAACGCTGCGGACTTCCTTATTACGCCGCAAGCATACATTACCCCACAGAGAGTTAAAGATCTCTTGGGCAAGATTCCTGATGACGCCCTGATGGACTTCACTCGCTGGAATGAATTCATCGCTAAGAAGTTCAATACTTCTCCTGGTCTCGCAGCTAAAGATCCTGTATGGAGTGTGATCTTCAACGTCCTGCACTCTAAAGACAAGAACATGTCTATCTATGATTCGCATTTCGCTAACTCCATGAGGGAACTTTACGATGACAGGCAAAGAATGGTTAATGCTGCTGGGGTTATGGACCATCTATCCGACAGCAACCAATCGGTCAAGACTGACCCCGAAGGCCGCGTATTCTACCGTAAAGGAAAGAATGTAGTAACCCTCACTCCTGAAGTGTCTGCTGACGTCCTTACTCTGCACAAGGGCTTCCAGGATATGCTGAAGCTGTGGAGAGATAACGCTGAAATTAAGCTTCGGGAAGTAGAAGGCTTTAATACAATCGAAGACGCTATTGCTCATCAACAGGCTATCTTAGATAAGTCTAAAGATCCGAATACTAAGATCCTTTCTGCAGATCAGCTCTCTATCGCTAAGAGACGCATGCAGGAACTGAGCAACATGAAAGATACCTTCGATCTTATCGAGAAGCGTCTTATAAGTAATAAAGCCTATTTCCCGAGGATCTCTAACGGCAAGTTCGGAGTTACTGTTCGTAAGAAGAGCAAGCCCGATGAACCTGTACGTCAAGGGTTCGCTATTATCGGTACTAACATGAACGGTAAACCAGATCAGAAACAACTGACGGAAGTTAAGAAACGCTGGGCAGATGAACTCGGCTATACCGATGCGGAGTATACATTCTCAGAAGCATTTGAATTAAACCGTAACAAGCTGCGCAGATCTCTGGGCGGTGAGTCGAATATCAACCTAGACATTCTGGCTTCCCTGCTGATCGGGGATAACCCTGCCTTGGCTGACGAGATTCAGAACTCTGTAGATACCGTAAAGACGGACATCTCTAAGATGTACATCAACAAGAACTTCTTGGAACAGAATGATCTTCTGCTTTACTCTAAGGATTATGCTGCTGTCGTCCCATCTTACTTCTCGGCTGGCGTACGTTCAGTGAATAACTTCCGGTACTCTGATGCAGTAGGAACGATCCGCGATATGATTGATACCGGATTCGTCAATACGCCTGAAGGCAGGATCGCTCTATCCGAAGAGCAACAGAAGTTCTATAAGGAACAGTTCGATTACGTAACTAAATCCTCGACCGATATGGCCGGCTTGAGAGCCTTCAACTTCATGTTCGCTCTCGGAGGTAACGTCTCTACCGGCGTACTTCAGCTCATTACTCTGCCTACCTTTGTCACTGGGATAATGAATACCTATACGGGTAATCCCCTGACGAACAATGCTAGGATCGCTAAGAACTTTAAGAACGCTGTGAAGATGCTGGCTGACTCTAAGTTCGATATCGATAAGTTCGGTGACAGCACGTTTCTGAAGAAGCACATTAAAGACGAGAAGTTGGCTAATGCTGTTAAGGTAGCTTATGACCGGGGAGAATTCCGCCCGGCCCGAGCAGACGATATGCTGGGAGAGAATAGCTTCACCTCAGGTAAGCCGGGTACGAGCGGCTACATGAAGTTCATTAAAACTGTAGGGAAGAAAACTCTAGCGTTCCCGGTTCAGACGGGGGAGGAGATCTCAAGGATCGCTGCCTTCATGTCTCTGTACGAAACCCTCTCGGAGCCTGGTGCTATTGCTAAGTTCGAGGGTAACTTCGTCGAGGGCAATCCTAGATGGCATACATACAAGGATCTTAACTCTGACGTAGAGCCGGCGGTATATGCGGCCCTCTACGCTATCGATGAGACTCACGGGATGTTCGGCAAGCTCGGTAGAGGCAAGAACCAGCAAGGTTGGTACGGGGCTATGCTCTTCCCATTCATGCAGCACCCACTGATGATGATGGGCCTTATGAACCGCCTTATAAACGGCAACGCGGTTAACAAGCAAGCTGCAGCGTACATTCTCCTGTCCACCATGCTCCTCGCGGGCCTGTACGGCATTCCCGGTTGGGAACTGATGAAAGAGACCTTCGAGATGCTGTACAAGCAGACGACAGGCAAGGACATAGACCTTCACCACGAATTCAAGCGAGCTCTGGTTGTAGGGGCTCACCTTAAGCCCTCCTATGCTGAAGGGGCTGTAGAGGGTGTCCTGAAGCCTTTAGGGATTGATATCTCTAGACGTATCGGTATGCCCTTCTTCTTCCAGGACGCTATTATCCCTCTAATGCAGGGCCGCGGCGGAGCCGATCAGTTCGCTGGGGTAGCAGGATCGCAAGTTCGTAATATCTTCACTAACTATGATAAACTTATGTCTGGGGAGATGAATATGGGGGAAGCCCTGTTTGAGACGCTATCTCCTGCGGCATTCAGGAATATGTACAAGGCGGCTGCCGTATGGCCTGATGACGGTATACGTACAGCTAAGGGAACTCAGGTTATGACTCCGGACGAGATTACTCCGGGTATGCAGATGTCTAAGTTCATGGGTTTCCAACCGTCTCAAGTATCGAGAGAGTACGAGAAGCGTAACGTAGAGCGCCTACAGGGATTGGGATGGAAGTTCGGATATGATCGCAGATTAGGATCCATATCAAGGAAGATCCACCAGAGGAATGAACTGGAGTTGGCCGGGAAAGATACCGCCCGTCTAGACCGAGTAATCGCAAATATGTACGAAGACTTGTACAAGTTCGCGGCAGAAGCAGGGAAGAAGACAGATAGGGATTTCAACTCTACCGTTCGATCAGGCATTAAGCGTAGACTAGTCAACACTGCCGCACCGGATGTCCCGGCTAGAGAACAAGAAACGGTAAACTACGGCGAACTAGATTTGTTATACGAAAGAGAGTAAAAGCTATTATGAGTTTAGAAGAAGCACTGACGAAGATATTTAACGAATATGGACTTTTAGTGGCCTTCCTTATTTACGTAGCAGTGACTCTGTGGCGTAGGGTTGTTGTCCTGGAAAACAAATTCATTGCGGCCTTAGTAGGCAACACTGAAGTATTAACCAAGTTATTAGAGAGGCTGGAGGAACATGATTAAACTATTCGATACGAGTCATCAATCGCTTTTAGATAAAGCCTTCGAAGATAATTTGAAGGTTAAGCAGAAGGCTATAGAAGAGTTGCAGATCAACGGGGTCAAATTAGTCAGGGAACTTAAAGAAATCCTTGACAAGCCGAAATAAGTAGTATAGACTTAATGGGTATACAGAGGGGAGATTAGATGGTAATATGGATAGCGGTATTAACGGTAGTTGTAGCCCTCGATACGGGGCCCCTAAAGTTCTCCTATCCATTGGCCTCCCCATTCCATACTTCACGAGAATGCCAGGCTAAGGGCGACGAAGAATTCTATCTAATGGTAAACTCGTTAAGAGACAACGGGATACCTATCCTAGAGCTCACTAGTAACTGTTACTCTTTCCCAGATAAAGGATTCACCTAATCTATGGCATCGAATAAGTCTAAGTTCAACAATAATAACAGCGCTCCAACCATCAGCAACCGTACAAACAGTAAGTTCGCTAAGATCGCCCCGCTTAATAAAGCTCAAGCAGATCTAATCAATTCATTTAAAGCTAAGGTTGTTACTGTAGCCGTAGGGTCTGCTGGTACGGGGAAGTCCTTCTTAACCGCGGTGACAGCCGCTAAGATGCTTATGGATAAGGATGTCAGTAAGATCGTCATCACTCGTCCTAACGTTCCTATCTCTACATCACTAGGGTTCTTTCCTGGTACTCTGGAAGAGAAGGTAGGGCCGTGGATCATTCCTATTATGTCTACTTTAGAAGCGTATTTGGGGAAGGGTGTGATCGAGTCTCAGGTTAAGAACGGCAACATTGAGGCGGTTCCATTCGAGACGATTCGGGGGAGGAGCTTTGAGGATACATTCGTCATTCTAGATGAAGCTCAGAACACTACTCTAGAAGAAATGAAGGCGTTTGTTACGCGCCTTGGGGAGCACTCAACCTGTGCTATTACTGGGGATCTAACCCAATCAGATATTGGTTCTGTGAACGGCCTGAGTCATTTGCTCAAGCTAATAGATAAGAGCGAAGCCTTGAAGAGATACGTAGGAGTGATCGAGTTCACTTCAGATGATATCGTTCGATCAGGCATTTGTCAACTCTTTGTAGAAGCCTTCGAAGCTGAGAAAAAGAGTTAGGCGTAAGATACCAATCGTATATCCCGGCAGAATTAAATTCATTAGTCAGAGAGAGTTGCATTATTGTACAGTATCCCTTTCGCTGTTTCTGGGGTAAGGATATCCCTGCCTACATAATTACCTAAAGGCGCAGCCATATCTTCCGGAGGGATCTGAGACCACATAGTCACTCCCTGAGATACATATACTACCGCCCCAGAGTTAATCCCTCTGGTATTGTCGCAGCCCGTCAAGAACAGCAGCATCAGACTTACTGTAGACAGTCTTATAAGTTTCTTCATTGTGTTTCGCCTCAATCAAATTAGTGTTAGCTATACTTAGCCTAACCCTATCTCCGCCGATGTCATAGGCAACGTAAAGGGCCAGCACGAGTGCCAGCCCCTTCGCTGCGCGGATAATACCTACCGCACCTATTGCCATATTATTTTACCTCTACTACTGGAGCTTCAGGGGGAAGCAGTTCAGCGCGAACTTTCTTCAGGACCGATTCCTTGACGATTCCTTGCTCTACCAGAGCCTCTACAACCGCCAGGACAACCTTGTCATCCAGAACTGTGGAGGATGCCTTAACGAGGCCCAGGACCTTCCTAGCGCCCATTACGGCCAGTACTGCGGAAGCACCAGCTACAGCGCCTAGAACGGCATCCAGATTAACGTGTGACAGAATTAAATCAAGCATTTAGTAAGTTCCTTTTCATATTTGAATTGTAAGATTTTTCTTATGTTAACGTCAGACTTTTCTTCATCTAACAAGACTCCTACCATATCCTTCAGAACGTCAACTGCATTACTTAAGTTTAACATATTTTGGATATAAGTACAAGTTTCTTCATTGCACATGCCGGTCTCTGGCAAGGAGTACAGCCGCTGCAACGTCTTAACTGGGCTGAAGCTTTCGCCTCGTATCTGAGCCACAGTGAAAATTAACCCCCTAACTTGAGGGGGAAGAGGGAGGATCTGGTTATATAATGGGTCGCCCTCAAAGGGCAATTCTATCTGGCTCGTCATAATGTTCGTTTCTTGTCTATCAAATCCTCTAGTTCTAACAAAGCCTTAGCAAAGTCATTAACTCGGACGGGGGTCTGTACGTACCACCTAGAGTCCTTAATCTCTTCGGCGGCATCCTTTAGTTTACCGGCAACAATCAACCTCCAGGTATTCTTGAAAGTCTTATTCCAGGCAGTACCTAGTTGGAAGTTAACTGCCGTCAGGGCTTTGATGATAGTGGCTCTTTCATTCTCCCTAGTAACGTACAGCAACTGATTAGTCTGAGCTACTGCTGCGGCTAGAGCCTTCGCCATATCCTTCTGCAGGAACGTATCTACAGCGAACATAGATATCTCTTGCCCGAGAGACAACTTATCTTCTGGTAGAACTAAGTGGCCTACACCAACCGTAAGCTTACCCAGGGAGTCTTTATATACTTTAGTTCGTACGCCTTCTCTTAATTTGAGGTGAGCGATTATTTCTTTCTCAGTCAAGGTCGAAATCGAAGGATGCGATGTCTTCGTTCCAGATTTCGGAGCCTTCTGGGGTGAAGGTGAGAATAGTTTCATAAGGAAATCCAATATCATTAGCCGGCTCCTCTATGCCATACATTTCTTCTAGTTCGTTCAGAAGATAAAGTAGGTCTTCTTCAGTCATTAAATCAAAGACGTCCATGGGGTCGTCTGTAGCCGTGTCTCGGATTTCTTGCGCCCGTTCTTTATACGGGATGAAATTGATGACGTTGTTTGTAGTGATTGTAGCCATGGCAGTTTCTTCTTGGTTTAGTTTCTACACTCGTTTACCGTTTCGGGTTTTACCCCGATTCTTACTCTTAGAGACAACCTTCAGATTAGATTTCTTGTTGTTACGAGGATTGCTGTCAGAATGATCAATATCCTTGCCGTCCCCCTTACTAACCTTACCGTCTTTCTCCGCTTCTCTACGGGCCGAATTTCTGGAAGCCCTATCTTTTTTAGCAGAGTCTGAGGCCTGGAACTGGGCATAGTCGCTTTTATAGTCCCTACCAGTGGAAGCGTTATAGGGTTTACGTTTTTTCTTTTTTTTGTCTGTCATGCTCAGTAACCTTGTTTCTCTTTATTTTGGTGGAGTATTCGGAGCACTGCCCTCCGAGTCCTGAGAAGTGTTAGCTTCCAGTCTATCCTGTTTATACCCCTTCTATATATTATATCACATTACATTTGCTGAACAAACCGCTTAGTCTTAACTACATCGCAGAATCTAGTTAGAGTAGTATCTAATAAGTACTTGATAACAAACGATTCATAGTCATTCAAGTCCATTTTAGAGACGTCGATCCGCGTATAGTTACAACCATACGAAGCCACTACGTCCTCTACCTCGATATCAATCTGGTTTCTAAGGTTCTCTAGGAAGTCTAGGTCTACGTTTTCGAAGTCCCTGCCGCGACCACGGATGCGCTCTAGTTCAACCTCGGGCTTGCACCAGAGATCAATGATATAGTCCGGCGGGTTAAGATCCTTCTCAGCACGCTGGAAGAGGGCCCGAGTCAGGGCTCGTGTCTCTGAATCAGCAGCCATCAGAGCATTAAAGGCTCTATTAGTGGCGGTAGCCTGATCGTAGACGTACAGCTTATTCGGGTCTTCGTTAGGCATCGTAACGTATTTATTGATCGCGAAAGATAACTGAGCCGGGAATCCATAGAGAGCAGGATTCGTATACGACTCTGGCAGAAATTTAATCTGGCTGAGGTCTTCGTAAACAGGGGTGACTCCGTACTTTTCAAAGATACGGGCCATTGCTGTCTTACCTACACCCAAGCCACCTACAAGTTCAATTCTCAAATTACACCCACCTCTCAATAGCTTTTTTCACAATAGTAGGAAGCATATACGGGTTTTGAGAACCCATCTTCATGGCTCCATAGTCGGTATACCCATCGTCGATTGACCAGGAGTATAGGACGTAACCATCGATCTTATGCTCTGACATGATTTCAATCAGATCCATAACATCTCTATATATGGCCTCCTTATCTTCTGGGAAGCGTTTAGACGGGAGGACATGTACTGTCTTGCCGCCAGAAACTTTCTTCTTCGTCTTGGGGGAGAGCTTCTTCTTCTTTTTATCGGTCATTGTGACACTGCTCCTGTTGCTGCTGAACCTTTAAGCTGGTTAACTTTACTGGAGAACCAACCACGACAATCCTTACATTGATACTGCTGGAACTTCCCGGTCGCAGTAAATCGATGCCCTTGAGCTGTGAAGTGCTTAGATCCGCATTTAGGACATACGAGATCCTCACTAGTAGTAGAGAGGTTGACGGCCATAGTGTCGTATGGGCGCAGAGCCAGATATACCTTCTCTGTGATAACTACGTCCATCTTGTTGTACCGCACCATAGTCTTAATGGCTGGCACATTGCCGCGGAGAGCATCTAACCAGAGCCCCTTAGGCGTTTCCATCTTAGACCCTACACCCAGATAGTTAGCAATGTAGTCCAGTCGGTTGGATGTGAAGTCGAACTCCTTCTTAGCGATACGGAAGGTATCAGAGACTCGCTTCTTCGGGATAGGGTCTAGGCCGAACTTAATGAACCTAGTATTGATCTTCTTCCAATCGAACTTAATAACGTTGTGTCCAACGATAATGTCCGCTTCCTTCAAAACCGCATGGAAGGTTTTAATTACATGGTAATCATCCATATGGTTTTTAGCGAACCGCTTAGGATCATCTAGACCCGATACGGCATGGACGGTTTTCTCTCCCAGCCACTTCCACGCTACAGAGATAACGAACCAGTCACTGATGATATCCTTATGATTCCCCGTCTTCTCTCCCCACAAGCCGAAAGTAGGGATTACGATTGGGGATGTCTCGATATCAAACGTAAGTATCTTTAATTTATCCATGTGAAACCACCTCTTCTTTTACGAACTCTGACCACGAATCAAAATCGAAGTCTTCTCCGAGATCGATTACCGGGGTAAGACGCCCGGAAACCATGTAGACTGCTTCCTGCAACTCATCTGAGGTACAGGCGATACGGTCAGCAAGGTCAAGAATGGATTCGCCCTTACTGTCGAACAGGAACGAGTCAGTAACAATTACTGCCGTTTCTGTAGTAGTTTCCGGATCGAACTCTTCGGCAGACAGATAGATATTCATGTCCGCCTCTTCATCTGCGAAATTTCCTACGTCTGAGGCCAGGATATCTTCGTCAATATCTACCAGTGCATCGGACAGCATTACTACGTCTACTAAAAGGTCGGGTTCAGTTGAATCGCCGTATACAAAATTGATCCGCATTATGAGTACTTCTCCTCTAAATCAACTACGTTCATGAACAGTTCATTAAGATTGCTACGGATATAAAAATCCCCCGTCCCGGGGTTTCTATAAATGTGAGTCTTAATCTTTTTCCAGAAGTCCTCTGGGTAGGCCGGATTTCCTTTGTAAAAATCAATTATCTTCTCACAAAGGGTTACTGACAGGTCTCTCGACCTTAAGTAATTAGGCGGGATTAGATTTACGGGCACTCGTTCGTTCCTTTCGTGGCGCTGGCATTAAGCTTCTCCAGCAGTTTCTGCAGATACAGGGTCAAGTCCATAGCTTCTTCAATAGCCGAGGTAATCCAGAATTCTGTAGGTGCTGGATTATCGTGCATAGAAGTTCCGTACGTCGTCATACCTTCGAATGAGCGGCTCTCATATCGACGCAGAACGTTCAGTACTGTAGGATCTTCGACTACGAAGTCGTGTCGAGCGGCGTTAACCTCATCCATCAGTTCGTCTACCTGTTGCAGAGACATTTCATACACGCTGCTGCACAGATTCTCATTACATACTTTTTTTTGTTGTGGTTGTTGATCCAATTTTTATCTTCCTATCTTGTTCTTCTTCGTTGACTTGAAACAGTACTTTGTTCGCTACTGCTGTTACTGTCGAGGGATCGAGGTTAGCTAAATCGCAGCAGTCGCAGAACTCTTCGTAGTTATCTACTTGTATTTCCTCTCCCGCATCCTCATCGAAATAGTACGCTACATCTCCGGGCTTAGAATTGAACCACTCATAAGCTTTAATAGATTCTTCTTTATCAGAACCTACGAGAGCCAGTAGCATTTCATCCAGAACTCGTCTCCACAACCTAATGTATTCTAGGGAGTGCCCGTCTACGCCAAAGCCCTCCGTATCTAAACGGGTGAATAGGCCTTTACGTATTAACATGGTTTTTACCCTCACTTGTATATGTCTCTCACTTGTTTTTTAACTAGTTGAACTTGGTAGGTAAGGGACTGAACTTCGATCTCAACATCTAATATATTCTGCTTAAGAGAGTCTAGTTCAGAGTTCTTTATTATAGTAAAACCGAACAGCTTCATTAGTGTATACCCTATACTTAATGTTAACCCGATTCCGGAGTAAAGTCAAGAGAAATCTCTGCTGCCCACTCCTTCGGGAATACGGGGCCGCACCAAGGAAATCCGTTCTTTTCTGCCCAGTCAGAATAGCTAGTGTTACTATGCTTCGCTATTCTAGCCCGAGGGTTTTGAAAGCAGAACCGTATGTCAAGATCAGGGTTACTGGCTTTGACACACTGCATCTTCTTTCTAGTTTCAGGGTCGAGTTTCCCCTTGATCTCGACGTACATAGTGCCCCCGGCCTTCTTTTTAAGGAGAAGGTCTGGGGTATATACGTGGCTAGATTCTGGGACTATGTACTTAAGTTTCTCTGTTTCGTATTCGTACGGCAACTCTAGGACGTCCCGGACATATTCTATGACCGTCTGTTCTAGACCAGATCTATATCCGGCTTTAACCGCCCTACGTCTGGTCCAGCTTGCCATTATTATTTCTCTCTGATAATGTTGGCCCGGATGCGATCAGCAGGGATCCCGGTAGATTGCGAATAGAGTTTTACTACTCGGTCCGAGCGAAGAAGTTCCGGATAGTCTAGCAGTTGGTTCTCGGAATGAACCTTAGTAATTCCATCTTCTTCATAGACCGTAATGTAAATAAAATGTAATGCCATGGTTATACGTCCTTAAAGGTTAATTTTAAAGTTGCTACATCATGCTGGTAGTCGAGTGGGAAGGTGTTACTTTTATCACTCCAATACATTTCTGCTTTTGCCATAGTTCCATACTGGACCGAGTTGTCTTTGAGGTGCTCTGCTAGCATAATCAGGCTGTCCGGTAAGTTAGGGGCTTTTTCTGCGGAGGCGGCTACAAGTACAATTTCTTCAGTTGCGCGGTGCGTTTTTTTAATACTCATGTTTAGTTTCCTTTTCTGTTGTTGTTAATCCGGTTATTTCTTCTACATTTGGGAGGCTATTAACCTGTGTCAGATACTCATCTTTGTTAGAATATTTAAATACTCTCAATCCTCTTCCGCCGTTAGCGCTCTTGAAACATTCGTGCTTGAATGGGCAGAAGACACAAGACTTATTGATAGATTTATTCCCGCTCTTACCGAAGTCCTCTTCAGGGAAGCACAGTTCAGACGGGGGTGTGGGTTGTGAGATAACCGCCTTCTGTTTCCTCAGCATAGCCTCCGAATCAACCTGATTAGCCTTATTAACCGGAGTAAGAACCATATCTGAATTACTCTTATTGTAAGCCCAGAAGAAGCAAGTGTCCTTCAGCTTTACTCCCGCATTGTCTAGAGCTTTCTTGTAAGAAGAAATCTGTGCGACATATCCAAAAGGATCCTTGCCCCACGTGATATCTCCTGTCCTAAACTTATCATAGGAGAATTGGGAGGCAGTCTTAATGTCCGTCATGTGCCCATCGATAACCGCGTCACAATGCCCAGGAACGCCTTCCAACTCTACGGTCTCTTGCGCGTGGGTTACTGTGTGCCCCGCCTCTTTGGCTAAGAGAATAAGCACGGCCTCAGTAATATGTCCTGTAAGGAAGCGCATGAGGTTGGGGCCTACCTTCATGGGGTCTGGCTTACCGCCTTCTAACTTAAGGTTGTGCTCGAACCACAGCTTACGAAGGCCTGTACCAGTCTTAGACAGTCGCAACTCTGCCTTAGGTTCTAGATTATTCTCTACCTCAATCGCCTCTTTCAGCGCCTTGAAGATAGATTGCATGCATTCATCTAGGTTCTTTTCATCGATAGCGTGTCCGCCAGCGCAGAGAAGAGAGTAGATGTCTGGAATCAGTGTCTTGATATCTTTATCAGTGGTCATTATTTATCGCCGCCTGTTCTGTATAAAAAGAAGGGGTAGGCCCTCATGGAGGAAGACCTACCCCGGTAGTTAGAGTAGCTATTTAGGCGACAGATCGATAAGGAACGTATTCGT